AATTCGATCTCGAAAGAGGTAAACCACCCCATTGTAGAATAAAACTGTATAATTGCTGAAAGAAAGAGAGTGCTGTTGGGATGATACCAGTGTCCTTAGTACATACGAATCCGTTTTGAAACCAAAAAAATAACAATCAAACTGGAAATCCAGATTGATTGTTGTTGGGTGTCCCCTTTTTTATGTACTCTATACATCGATACCTTTACTAGGTTTGTGCAGATGACTGTTGACTCTCTATCAATAATTCTAAGTGGTCGATCCTAGTCTTGAGCTCGTGTATCTGCCGATCACGATCAGGAGTCTGTATCATTCGTTCAAGGTTTTCCAAAACACTTGTTGTCAATTGCAGGACCCGTCTAATTCCACCAATAGACATGAGAACTGGACTGAGAAGGAAATCTACAAAGGAGGGCATTGTACTCCTAGTTGGTTATGAGTTACATATCCGTTTTATGCGGTCTTGATGAAGTGGACCTTTAGGAACTTCTGGAGGTTCAGGTAGGTCACCTCGGTCTTGTCATCCACGCGCAGCAGCTTGGCGAGAACTGCGTTGGGAAGGATACGACGCTTGAAGGTGGGGTCATAGCAACTGTGGGTCTTGACATACTCACTGATGAACTTGGTCACCTCAGTCTGAGAACGCTTCTCAGATGCCTTGATGCCCATGAAGGCAGCCAACTCGGGACTCAGAGGCTTCTGCTTCAGGAAGGCATTGTTCGCCCTCCGTGCCTCCCAAAGTACCCTCTGCTCAGGGGTGAGAGTGGCAGGATCTACCTTGCGCTTCTTCTTTGAGTCGCGTGCCTCCTTCTTGGCAGCCTTTGCGGCCTCCTGGGTTGCCTTCACAGCCTCACGCACACGGCTAGTGAACTCAGTGCTGAGTGCCTTGAGCTGATCTGTAAGAGAACTCAACATGGCATCACTAGACTGAGCAACAGCGGCAGGTGCACTGGGCACAACCACCTCTACAACTGCCTTTGGAGCACGAGGGATCCTAGGTGCCTTGGGTGCCTTGGGGGCAGCGATGGCAGCAGGAGCGGGGGAGGAGGTAGATACCTCGGTGGTCTTCTTGGCGGTCTTCTTCTCAACGGGCATCTTATTTGTCTTTACAACAGAGACAGTGGAGGACATTTTTAACGCACTTGTTATGATTGTTATGTGGGGCGGTCATGTAAATACCTTTCATTATATCCTATACAGAACGGATAGAATAGAAAAAGTAAGTATATAGGGATCTCGATAGAGGGAGACAATATACAGGATTGTATTGACACATTGAAGAACATATGAATGATGTTGAACTGTCTGAATTTTATGCTTACACATGGCGCGAAGACGCTTATGAAATGGATGAGAACTAGGTATGGCAATGTCTATCTCTCTGTCTAACATGACAAAAAACAAAACACATTCTCCTTTTGTCAAACGCTGTAGGAAACTAGGATCAACCCCTACAAAGCCGTAGTCTGCAAAGTGTTGTGTAAGAAGGTACGTGCGATTCCGAAGCCGTTCCTCAAATACCATAGACTCTGTAGGTACATCTTCCTTATGACGTACTTTGTATCCCCATATCGTTCGCAGGCGTTTTCGTGTATCAGAACTCAGAACAACCTTGGTGTATGGATTTGTAGGTTCTGCATTCCTGGTACACCAAGACCAGAGAGAGCCAAACTCAAACCACCAGTGCTTTCCGTTCTCCTCAAACGATATGTACTCCATGGGATGGACACGACTTTTTTCGACATAACTGATGACATCATCATCATTTGTAAGACCCTTGCGACAAAGAACGCCAAATCCAGCATAGGAGAGACGTCTACGTACTAACCATCCACGAATATGAGCCTGTATGCAGACAACAGAGGACCTATTCATATCGACCCATAGGACCGGTGCTAGCATCTTTGCATGCCTTCCACAGAGGGTATGTCCACGTACTGCGTTTGCTTCACATGGATCGGTAGAGCCTTTTCGTCGAACAGCAATACATCTACCCATTGTCTTCTTGTATGAAGACTTCCTAGAAAGTGGAACTATGCGGTCAAAACGGATTTACCTTTCTTACCCTAATTCATATCATATCAAATACAATGTCTACTATCGCAATCGTCTCTTCTTCAAACCTCGACATCTCAAAGGTCTCTTTCGGCGATATCCGTCTCAATAAGGCGGGAGGCAAATCCGTTCCTATCAAGTACAATGGTCAACCCCTTCAGATTCGCCTTGAGAAAGCATACTATCCTATGGGAGTCAATGTCAAGGAGACAGACAATGGAACAAGTTACATGATGAATCTCACTCTAAAGGGCTGTGATCCATATGCAAAGGATGTTGCAGGAGCAGAGACTGGAACCTTGGGAGTGATGTATAATTTCCTACAGGGTCTTCAGGTCAAGACATTGGATTCTGCAGAGCAGAACAGTGTCAAGTGGTTCGGTAAGAATAGGTCACGCTCTGTTCTTGAAGATACCATGAAGCAGTTCATTTCACCAAGCGTAGAGAAGGTAGGAGGTGAGTGGGTTCCTTCAGGTAAGTATCCACCAAGCTTGAAGATGAAGGTTCCAGTCTATGATGGTCGTGTCGCAATGGATGTGACAGATAGTCAGGGTCGTCCTGTAGAGGTAACACCTGATAACATCCAACACGTGTTTCCAAAGAGAGTGGAGGCAAGTGTGGTTGTGAGTCCTGGTATCTATGTATCCGGTCAAGGATGGGGTGTGACATGGAGAGTGAGTTATGCAAAGGTATGTCCTCCTCAGCGCACAACAGCAGCAGATGTATTCCGAGATGAGATCGCACAAGATGCTATTGTGGCTCCTCCTGCGCATTCATTCGAGCAGGAACGTCCTACAGAGGAGGAGGATCACGAGGAGGTATCAATTCCGTTTGTAGAGACTCCTTCAGCTCCTGCGGCACCTGCGAAGAATCGTCGTCGTGCTCAGGTGTCAGGATAGACCATACAATAGAGTCTATCGGTGGAGTATGAACAACAAAATCAGTGTCAATAAAAAAGGTACATGACCTTTCTGGGAAGTCAATGTAGGAGGATACCATGTGACAACCCTTTTTTTCCTGTATAGACTTCTTCCCACATGTGGAGCAAGTATATGTACGCAATCGATGAGACACCATTTCAGGTGTAACAATCCGAAGAGGCCCCTGTAGACAAGTATCTAAGAATGTACTAGGAGTTGTCCAACCTTCATTCAAAAAGCGATCGAAGACATGGCGAGGGAGAATCGACCATAAATCTTGACTTATAGACCAGTCTTCTTGAAGAAGTGTTCCAAACTCTGAATTCTGAAACCAAAGCACGCGCATGTCGGCATGGTCATGAACGCTATGTTCGACACATCCAACACGTTCAAGATTGTCATCATAGAGCCAAAATACATCAGCATGCGTATATCGTGAATCTTTTGTTCCACGATACACTTCTCGTCCATCCATCTCCCAAGTATCTGCTATGATATCCAAATCATTCTCTGTGATGTCACAAGAAACATCTGTGTATAAAAATCCTTTTTCAATCTGTGAAAACATTAGTACTATATGAGGTTACGCAAAAGATACTGAAACGCATACATCGTGACGGCATACTGTTTTTGTTGCAGAGCGTGACAGCTCATGTCTCTTCCTACGACCTTCTGTAGGTTGAATTGTTGTTGAGCACTCATCCATATCCCTTTGAACCTCATCGTAATGTGTGTGTAGATATTCTAGTACCTCATCTTGGATAGCCCATTCAAAGAAACTCAGCTGTCCTACAGTCGTATTCATTTCTAAAAACTGGATTCTTTTCCATCGGCAAAAAGGATCGAACATCTTTTTGCTATATGCCTTTAGATGAGCCTTGTATGCAAGATACACAATGACATGACGTCCGCCTGATGTAACGTAGGATATATTGTGCTTCTTTGCATAATTTGTTACCAACCAATCGATTAGACGCAAACTAATCGTGGACTCTCCGGATATGATTGCCTTGGCCCGTGCTAGATTGTCCGGTTTGCTGTAAAATCCTCCGAGTCTATGAAGAACTAATTGGTCTTTGCTTTGAATGTCCATACATAGATTAGGTTTACTCATTGAAAATGGGTTAGAGGAAAATGGAGAATCATATCGCTGAAGAAGCATATCACACATTCCTTGCGAACACAATGGTCGATCCTGAAACAGAAGAGAATGTACACGAGCAGTTTCGTCTAATGGAGGCAGCTGAAAAAGAACGTAGAGAGAAGTGGGAAGAAGAACTCCTGAAGCGCAAGAAGGAATACAATGCTTCGGGAAGAAGGATTGACTTCAACAAGGCAAGAAGCGTTGAGGAAGAGATCAAACCGGTACGTACATACTATCGTGGTCTACTCGATTTTGCCGAGTATAGTTCCAATTTCGGAGTGGATATCGAAGAGGAAATCGTATGTCAGAAAGAACTCCATCTTATCGTAAACGATATGAAGGTCAAGTTGGTGGATGAGACGAAGATTTTGGAAGGCACGTTGAACCCCGAATACGGGAAGGACGATTGGCGGCTGCCGCATATTGAAGTGAAAAACGAACTTCCAAACTCTAGTCTCATGGAACAGCAATGGAAGAACGACTCACAGAATGGTTGCTTGACAACAGGCCCTACACACATCTCAACCATAGAATCAAACAATTCTGCTTGTTTTGCCGGACTCTTCAACCAGAGATATCCTATTACAGAACCCGACGCCAGGTGTATATCATTGTCAACCAACTCATGCTCGGGGAAGTCGGACGATTGTGGAATCGAGACAGATGTTACGAACGAGTGCTCCGAATGTACGGTGCCAATGATCAACGAACAGATGGATGGCATGCCAAACGAAATGAAATGATTACTGCTTCAGAAGCCTACCAAGTCTTTGGGACTGATTCTTCCCGTAGAGACATCATCTTGCGTAAATTAGAAACACGTGTGGTGGGTGATGGTCCTCCTATTACAGCGCTGTTATGGGGAACTCGGTTTGAACCTATCGCAAAACAACTGTATGAAGACAAGACACATTGTAGGATTACAGACGTGTCATGTGTTCAGCATCCTATTCACAAGTTTCTGGGTGCGTCTCCAGATGGATTGATTATTCCAAACGATCCTACTGATATGAAGCGCTATGGACGACTGGTAGAGTTTAAGTGTCCTATTAGTCGTGCTCCCAAGGAAGAGATTCCACCTGGATATATTCACCAAATGCAGATGCAGATGGAATGTACCGGAATTGATGAATGTGAATATGTAGAATTCCGGTTCAAACAGCTTAAGTACAATGAATGGATTCACAACACAGACAAGAAAGGCTTCTTTGTCGTGTACGAGGATGGAAGAGTGGAATACGATATAGATCCTACAACAGAAGATGGACAGATTGTGTACTGGGCGCTAGGGTCTATCATAGAAGGATTTGTACCCAAGGATCCTCTCTGGTTATCCTCGCATATTGAGCAACTTACGTCAGTATGGGAGCAAGTGCTAGATCATCGTGCGAATGGGACACGACCTAGTGTGGAGGAGAAGAAGAAGACAACATTAGACTTGTGAGTTCATAGATACATTGAATATGTAAAAGAATATACAAGAAGTGGATGTAGTATATGAAATGCCGATTATACGATCTCCTCTGGAGACTGATGTCTATTGGGAAGGTAAATATAGCGAATGTAAGCCAAGAGGTCCTATCGAATCTTATATAGAAAGCATAGTGAATAAACTATCTCTCCCAGTGTCTTGTATTTTTGTTCAATCGGATGGTTTTTTGAGGAAAGATGAAGATGAATGGGCTGGTCAAAACATCCGAAAGACATATAAAGTCGATGGGCTCACGGCTGAAAAAGATTTTTCCCGAATTGAGAATCTCAGACATCCGGGGACGTATCCAATTGTAGCAACCCTTTGTGCACGGAATATAGATAGAACAAATATTCTTCTAACTCCGTTAGACGATAGCACATTTCAGTTTGGGATACAGACTGTTTTCCAAGGAATAACTGTACCTTCGTGGGAAGAACGAAAGAATATTGTATTTTGGCGAGGGGCTTGCTCTGGATGCGACCGTCCTTCGACTATACGAAAGGATGTTACGGAAGCGTTATATCCTAGAAATGACTGTGATGTTCGTCTCACACCGTGGCGAGGGTGGGAAGATAGTCAGATTATACCAGGACACTTCTTTGGAGAACGGTGTGATCTATCTTACCATTTGCAGTATAAATATATCCTTATTGTAGATGGCAATTGTATAGCTTCCAATCACCAATGGGTGTTTGGGTCGGGTGCCGTTCCTATCATGATAACTCACCCAAAGAATGACTATTGGTTCAAGCGATATCTAAAACCCATGGTCAACTATGTTCCAATTTCCTATGACCTCACAGACCTGCATGAAAAAATAGACTGGCTTCAATGCCACCCAGAGGAAGCCAACTCGATTGCAGAGGAAGCCTTGCGATTTTCCCAAAGAGTGTTTTCACCTGAATTTCAGAGGTACCATATCGAGACCGAGATTGTAAGAATGCTATATGGAACTTCGTTATTGGAGTATTTTTATCAAGAAAAAGTGTGTGCCAAGAGTGATATCAATGAACATCTTCCAACTTTGCGAGAATATGCATCGCGATGCAATAGTGTAACGGAGTGTGGCGTGCGTGAAATTGTAAGTTCATATGCATTCTCTTGTGGACTCAAGGGAAACCCACAACATTCCCTTACGATGGTTGATTCATATACTTCTGCCCATATGCATGCGTTCCTAGAGCTATGTCAAAGAGAAAATATCAATGCTTCCTTTATAGAAGCAAATGATATACATTGCAAACGATCACATACAGATCTGCTATTTATCGATACATGGCATGTGTATGGTCATTTGAAACGTGAGCTATCATATTGGCACTCGTTTGTCGGACGGTATATCATATTACACGATACAACTGTGGATGCTGTGTTTGGAGAGACAATTCGATGTGAATTGAATGCACAGAGACAAAGTATAGAGAGCGGATACCCCATTGAGGAGATCACAAGGGGATTGTGGCCAGCAGTACAAGAATTCTTAGAGGATCATCCAGAATGGAAACTTGAGAAACGATATGAAAATAATAATGGGTTAACGATTCTCGCCAGAGCATAGGAATCGGATATAGCGTACTAAGCGAAGAACAAACATCCCATCTCATTTGGTACTATAGAAATTCCTTGATCAAACAACGTTTACACAATGTATGTCTATACTGAGAAATGTACTGCCTGAAGGAATATTCACTCGAGACAGACGATCCGGTATTTTTCAAGATACGCAAGGATTGTACATTCTTTCCATCAGACAAGGTTATCGCACGGGATTGGGCAGCAAGAGGAAACTACGAAGACGGTATTATTCAGTGGGCAAAATCTCTGATTGATCCATCCAAGGTATTTCTAGATATTGGTGCGCATGTTGGAACATACTCTATGGGTCTGGCAACAGCTTGCGCAGGTGTTCATAGTTTTGAGTGTTGTCCACGCACTCACAACATGTTATGTGCCAATATTGCTCTCCGAGAGTTGGATTACAAGATAGATGTTCACAAGACCGCTATGGGAAATCGCACAGGGACAACTGATTATTACTTCCGGTCTCCCTTGGATGGAGGTTCAAATACTTGTCTTAATCTTTCGGGACAAGGATTTGCAAGGACGGTTCTTCCAATCACAACATTAGATTCGTTTGGAATTGAAAATGTTGGATTGATTAAGATTGATGTAGAAGGGTTTGAGAAGGATGTACTGGAGGGAGCACAGGAGACTCTCCGTAAGAGTAACTATCCGTCTATCCTGTTTGAGGCATGGAGAGACTCACGCGACGCAGAAGGTCTTCCTGCTAGTCGTTTGCGGAGGGAACTGTTTGCGTACATCCATTCAATTGGATATCGGATTGTTCCTGTTAACCATTGGGACGAGATGTTTATCGCTGAAAAAGACAGAACCATCGCTTCTGCTTAGGTGCGAACTTTGTACTCCATTCATCAATGCTATATCGATTTCCCATACTAATATTACATCGTCCACAAATAGGAAGAAGATTCTCTAGAGTGGTGTCTCCTCCTTTACTCTCTGGAATGTTGTGTCCACATTGGAAATCAAATACATTGATACGATTTGCACACCATGTCACCATACATTTCCCTTCATATCGCTTTCCTATCGATCGTATCCATACCTGTTCCCGCAATGCCTTTGGTATCAATGTTTTCCTATAGGGAGATTGTATCACAGTACACATTTTTGATCTGGGTGCCATTCCTTTCTTATGTCACATACGACGTATATTGGTTTACTTGAAAGGGTGTCTCTGTTCCCGCAATAGGTCCCATAGAAAAGGGAGCGTACTCCATATGATTCGTTGTCTGGGCATACGATGCGTCTTCCTTACGAATAGTCTTTCGTATCTGACTCTTATCTAAGAACTCGGGTTCGAATTTCTCTTTTGATTTAATCATCACAAGTCCAACAACAAGAATGGCAATTCCCAATAGGAGCCAATGTATCATTGTCTACTTGTCGTGAAAAAACGAATAGCTTTCTGTCTGATACAAAATACAAGAATGGACGAAGATAAGGCACTCGAGACTTTGCGAATCATGTTGGGGCGACGTGGTCTAGACAACAAGACAGAGCGTGTGGTAACAGACGTACTCGACAAGGTGAATTTGTATACGATTGGTAAGCAACTGATTGTGTTTAGTCAGAAAGACAAGGGATTGGTGGATCGAGATGTTGCTAAGATTCTAGAGTTTGCAACCGGCAATGACTATACACATGGTATTGTTCTCGTTGCCTTAGTGAAACCGTCTGAGAATGTCCTGAAAACAGTCAAGAATCTTACAAAGGATACCATGATTCAATTCTTTCATATTGGTGAGCTACGATTTGATATCACAACACATCGACTCGCGATGCCTCATAGGATTCTCAAGGAAGATGAAAAGACAACGTTGTCAAAAACATACAATCTCAGTGACCCAGGGAATCAACTTCCATGGATAGACTCTCATGATCCAATGGTAAAGTGGATAGGAGGTCGTCCTGGGGATATTATCGAAGTGATCCGACACAGTGATGTTGCTGGGTCGGATATGTATTATCGATGCTGTGTTCCCGATGTAAATGTTGCGTGAAAACAATGGAGGATCTTAAGACCAAGTACTTTACACAGATGGACAAGTACAAGGAATTGGCTGAAAAAGGAGATATACCTGGCTTACGTGAGTTGAATGCGTCAATCACGAAAACGTTGAATAGTATGATTGAAAAACTCACTTTTTTACAAAAGAATACAAGACCTGTGGAAAAAGAACGAGATGAGCTCTTAGCCCGTCTTCGTCAAATCCAGAAAGACTACAATGGTCTCTTGTCAAATACAGACAGGCTGGCGACACTGCGGCGAATTCGGAAGGAAGAAGCATCCGAAGGTGATGGTCAACTGAATATGTACTTACTTTTCTTTTTCATATTGACACTTGTCATTGTTATGTACTTGCTGTTCATGACTCACAAGAAAGACACAACTGCACCTATCGCAAGTATACCTCCTACAACTGCTGCCTTTGTATAGTATGACCCTTCGTCTATTGGGGCTTCACTCCGAGCTATCTTTTCTCCTTCATATACGTCCTGTAGAACAGGGCCCTTCTTCCGTGCCTTCGCGATCTCTTTGGAAAATTTCACAAGATCAGGGTTGGTATTCTCATAGTCCTTTGCAAACTTATCTATATAGTTTGCATCTCGTTGGATGTTGGTCTGTAGAGCACCTACATAGTCGTTCAACCATTTCTCTGCGTTCTCATACTGCTGTTTGAATACAGGTTGACCCGTGACTTTGTACTGAAGGAGGCTTTCTCTGAAATTTACAACAACTCTGTCAAACTCGGTAGACATTCTCTTGTTTCCTAGTAAACAAAATGGGTGTGACTTCGTATCTTGAGCTGAACACTCCAAGACATGTACGACTTACAACAGATGCCTCTGATCATACCCGTTATCTCCGTATGGCGGCTATGGTGGCTCCGTATATAAACAACGGTGTAGGCGCTGCACCCCGACTAGGGTGGAAATCCAATGAACTTTCTGCCCAAGCCAGGTTGATTGCACCCCTGTACGGAATCCTCAATGGAATAGTTCCCAACCGTAAGTAAGAGAGATGGGTGGTAGTCATTCCTGTCCCGATGGATTTCAAACAGCAGGATTCTTCCAGTGTCAAGCAAAGTGCCCGCCTCTATTTAGAAATGTGGGGAATGAATGTATTCATTTGGTAAAGAACCGATCTATTGAGCTCACACTATTGCCGCCTATAATAAGTGGAGAGGAGATACCTACAACGTATGAAAATGAAAGGAGACGGGTCATAGAAGAAACGACAAAAGTTATAGAGGAAATCAAAACCACTGATTCATTGCTCAACAATAGAGACGAGCATGTTCGAACGTATGCAAGGATTGGAAATGATGAAAAGATGTTTAAGAACTCGAGAATGGTATCCGATGAATTAAGAAAGATAAAGAATACCTTAAAAACTAAACGCCCACCTACGGCTCCTTCGTCTGACTTAGAACAGGAACGTCAGGAAATCATACAGATTGGAAAACAAAGTTTGTACTTCATTCAGTTTGCATTGCTATTGGTTGTGCTGGTTCTTCTTAGTTATATTGTTCTTCCACTTACGTATGCTAATAGCATATCCTTTCTACTGTTATCCGTGGGAGTTGCGATTGGTTTCTTTCTACGAACATGAGTAATGGGGAACACCTTTCCAAAATGTCCGGCCCCTTTTCAGAGTGTAGGAAATTTAGCTTGTATTATGCCATGTCCATCTGAAAAAGGATACCAACGAACCAGCGTAAACAGCGGATTTCAATGCACATATACAGCAGATCCAAAGCGTACAGTGCTGTTGAACACAGTGGCTGCCGTGCCTTTTACAGGAAGTACGATGGAAGATCTACAGAAAGTCGATCAGGCTGCGTTTTCAGGATTTACCAAGGAACGTGATAGATTTATGGGTGAACTTGTGATACTGGATGGGAAGATTGGCAAGGATGTAAAATTACGAGATGCATTTCAGAAATTACAAGACGCTGAGAATGTTCGTGATGAAGTACCAAATGCCTATCAACAGGCGCGAAACTCATATTACACACTGAAGGAAGGAGAGACATGGAAAGAAAAAGAGAAACAACGTCTCTTGAAAGCAGAAGTACAACCTGTGATCAACAAGCTCCTTGCTACAAAATCGAACGCACTTCGTCAGTATGATAACCAGAGGAAGACAGTGGATGTTGTGAATGGACTCAAAGATAGAGTGTTGAGTCTGAAAGATGAAGTCAAATATGCAGCCGATACCTTCAAAGAACAACTTGGAAAGGTTCAAAGTGCGATTAATCGTGAACGTCGTGATCGCGTGCAAGAAACCACTGTAAGTATTTGGGATTGGTTGGATATTCTTCTGAATGGTGCGATTATTTGTTCATTACTGTATGTTATCTACTTATTATTCAAAAAGTTTTCATCCACTCGTGCGGTTGCTCCTCGTGCTTACTCTCTATCAATTCAGTAATGGAGATTATAGATCCTCGGAGCGTCATAGACTTTCAAAAAACAACATTCTGTGGTCATATACGGTCGCATGTTACGAAGGTTCTCCTTCAAAACATTCAACTCGGACACGCAGATTATACGTGTTACTGGTCATTGGAACTCCTATGTTCAGGATTAGTTCATACTCTCTGGATTACACTCTTTGAAGGTGCGGCTCTTCATGTTAATCGTGCACAACCAAGTATATTCTTATACTTGGCCTCAGCATATGAAGTGTACTCTCCCATAGAGACTGGGTACTCGGTTCGTGACATGACAACGATTCGCAACAATATAGATGTTCGCACACTGATTTGTAAGGCAGGTGCGGTCTTGTCTTTATGTCGTAAAAGCAAGCTCCCTGTACTTCCTACTCTCAAGCTTCATCATGACTTTGATCCTGTCACGATTCAAGAATCATTGAAAGCACCCTCTACATTGTATGGAAAACTAGTCCTTCGTCGCGATGATCCTATGACAGTTGCAATTCCAATTAATGAATTTGTATACTGCTTACGACAGGACGTTCGTGATTCAGCACGGGCATTGTACTGGATGTCATGGGTGTATACATTTGCTCGAGAGCATAAGAAACATACAAAACAGACATTGTTATTTGCAAATCGATCTGACGAGTACATCACGGTAACCTATGGATCACATAGTGTATGGATATTCTGGGAAGCAATTCGTAAACAAACACAACCTGCAGCGAGGCCTTATATAGAAGCGATCCATCGAATGTACTGTCTGCGATGGAGCCCATCCGATGCCAAATCTCGTCAGGCATTGGTGACGGCTGCTATTGTTCTTGTCTGTGAAGGTCCTTCTATCGATACAACACCTGCCTCTGGAGAATCTCTTGCGGTTGCCAATATCCTCAATGGAATCCCTGGATGGCTGGATGCGATCACGCGAACGCAAAAGAGTTTTTCTACCTAGACACATAAATGAGCGGAAAACTAATACAGGCACTTGTGGCGGGACTGATGTTTTTTATTGTATCCAATCCAACATTCTACACGTTGGTTGATAGCGTGCTAGGAGGTCTATTAGGGCGTATTGCGTCAGCTTCTGGTTGCCCAACTACCTGGGGATTGGTTGTGCATTCAAGTGTGTTTGCTCTATTGACGTTTTATGGCATTGGACTATAAAACGGATCCAGTACTGCCTAGATAATAGACCATACAATGATCCTCGAAATTTCTGCCTCAAAGGTAGCCGGCTTTATCGGACTGCACAAGTACCAAAATTCCAATGAAATCATGTATGAGCTACTCGCAAGAGATTTGTGTGGAAAGAAGAAGATAGCAGAGATACAGTCACAGTTCAATCGCCAGTCCTATAGTACGGTTGTGAATGAAATTCTACGAGACAATGCTATTCGAGACTGTATCGCAGGTGGGTTGAATGCCGCAAAACTGACCACAGATGTGTCGTCTGTATTGGAGGATGTTCAACAACGAGCGACTGCAGTTCTGGCATTACGTCATGATAGTCTTCCCAAGGAACTTCGCGTGCGTCTGGCAGAAGAAGTGCGTGGAAGTGTGTCGAAACAACGAGGACTCAATAATGAAGAGAAGATTCTAGATACATATGAGACAGTTCGGAAGGTAAAGGTAATCGAGCGAAATACAAAGACTATTACGAAGGATTACGGAACCTATCGTTTGACAGGCCGATGTGATGGATTTGTTGCGGAACAAAGGAGAATTGTAGATTCCAAGGATAGAACACGCGCTTGGCCAACTGTTCCCTTGTATGATGAGATTCAGATGCGATGCTACATGATACTATATAATGCGATGGACG